CGCGCGAAAATTTGACAGCGGAATAAAAAAGGTGCTACAACGAAAGTGACGAATGGACGGGAGACCGAATCAGCGGCCGCGACTGAATAAGTCCGGCCGCAACACCAAACCCGCCACAACAGAATACGAAGCCTGAATGGAAAAACCATAGGGCCATGCACCGGCACGGAGCCGGAGAGCGCATGGCCCTATTTTTTTATTGCCTAAGAAACAAACCCCATGGACAAAATCAAATGGTACGACAAAGCCCTGTCCGGCGTTGGACTCGTCCGCAAGAGCGCGGACGCAGACCAAGCCGGCGCTGCCGGTTTGACCAGCCATGCGCTGGCCGCGATTTTAGCAAACGAAGACGGGCCGCTGTCTCAGCGCCAGGCGCTGCAGCTTTACAGCGGCTGGAGCTACGCCTGCATACGCGCGATCGAGGAAGAAATCGCCAACATGGAATTCCAGCTATACCGGGTCACGGGCAAAGGCTACGAAGCCCAGCCGGAACACGAACTGCTGGACATACTCGAAGCGGTCAACGAATCAATGACCGGCTACGACTTGCGCTACCTGACCGCCGGCCACCTGGAAGCCATAGGCAACGCGTACTGGTACCTCGAAGGCGTCAAAAACGAAACCGGCAAGCCCGTGGCTATCCACCCGCTCGTAGCCAGCCGGGTGCGCGTCAACATCAGCCGCAACACCTTCCCCGGCAAAATTGAAAGCTACGAGTACGAAGACCAGGGCCGGCGTTACACCTTCCAGCCTTACGAAATCGTCCACATCCGCTACCCGGACCCCTCCAACCCCTTCGTCGGTATCGGGACCGTGCAGGCCATAGCGAGCTGGATTCAGGCCGACAACTTCGCCATGGAATTCAACCGCCAATTTTTCAAGAACGGCACCAAGCTCGGCTACATTTTGGAGAGCGAAGCCAGCAACGAAAAGAACCTGAAGCTGCTGCAGAAAACCTTCGAAGCTACCTACCAAGGGCTGGGCAACGCGTACAAAGGCGTGGTGCTGCCCAAAGGGACCAAGTACACAGACCCCGGCAGCGGCATGAAGGACCTCGACTTCGCCAATTTGCTGGCCACCATGCAGAACAAAATTCTGGCCGGCTTCCGTGTACCGCGGACCGTGCTGGGTATTACCGACGACGTAAACCGGGCCAACGCCGAAACGACCGACTACGTGTTTATTAAGCGGACCATAAAACCGAAGATGCAGCAAATCGTGGGCCACCTGAACGAAAAGCTGGTGCCGCGTTTTGGCGCGGACCTGTACCTGACCTTCAAAGACCCGGTGCCGGAAAACGAGGAAATGCAGATAAAGAAATTCCAGGCAGCCCTCGGCAACGCGCCGTGGATGAGCCTGAACGAAGCCCGCGAAGCGCAGGGCCTCGACAAGGTCACCGGCGGCGAAAGCATAATGGCCCCGTTTGGCCTCGTGCCAGTCGGATCCCCGGAGCCGAAGCAAATGAACACCCCGGCAACCAAGGTCAACGGCAAGAAGACCAAGAGCCGCGGCGCCCGGATCGCCGAGAGCCGCAGCGCGATAGCCAGGACGCTGGCCGAATTTGCCGCCAAGGAAATCGAAGCCAACCAGAGAGCGGTCGAAGCGGTCGTGCAAAAGGGCCTGGAAAACATGAGCGACACGGAATTCGAACCGCTGCACAAAGCCTTCCTCCAGCGCGTAACCCCGTACGAAAAGCTGATAGCCAAGAAGCTGCGCGAACATAACAGCAAGGAAAAGGAAATCGTGCTGGAAAACCTGGCCAAAATTGCCAAAGCCTACGCCGGCAGCAAGACCAAAGCCAAACCGAGCCTCAAGGACATTCTAGACGAAGAAGAAATGGTCCTGTCGGTAATTGACCTGACCACGCCGGCGATTAAGGAATTATTCAAAAAGGAAGCCAAGGCCGCCGCAACGCTCATAGGCACCCCGGACCTCGACGTCGTCACGCCGCAGATAGACAAGGCCCTCGACCATGCGATAGAACTGATGGCCGGCAGCTACGAGGAAACCACCCTGAAGGTACTGCGCGACAAATTGGAAGCCGGCATCCTCGATGGGCTAAGCATGGACGAACTGACAGACCTGGTATCCGGGATTTACGAGTGGAAGGATACCGCCCAGGCAGAGACCGTGGCCCGGACCGAGAGCTTCCGCGTGGCCAACAGCGGCGCCCGGACCGCCTACGAACAGAGCGGCGTCGTAAAGAGCCTGAAGTGGTACACCGCAGCGGACGAGCTGGTATGCGAATTCTGCGGACCCATGCACGGCAAAATCGTGGACATTGACCAGAACTTTTATAACAAGGGAGAGACAATCGAGGGCAGCGCCGGCGGCACCATGGAAGTCACCTACGACGACGTGAGTGGCGGCGCCCTGCACCCGAACTGCCGGTGCCAGATCCGGCCGGAAAAAATCCAAATTTAAAAATTAAGTAAGGCTAACAAAAACTATGAACGAAGAACTAAAAAAATTCAGCGCAGAAATAGCCAGCATGCTGCGCGAGAAAATGGCCGAGCCGGCTGCGGTCGAGGTGACCGAAAAAATCAAGGCCGCCAAGGACACCGGAAACTTTGAAGTCGTGGTCTCGACCGAAGACGTCGACCGCCACGGGGAAATCGTCCGGCAGGACGGCTGGGAATTGGACCGCTACAAGGACAACCCAATCGTACTATTTGCCCACGACAGCTGGAGCATGCCGGTCGGTTTAACCGACTCGATCGAGGTCGTGGTACAGAACGGCAAGAAGGTGCTACGTGCCAAGGGCCACTTCGCCCCGGCTGAAGCCAACCCGTTCGCGCAGCAGGTGAGGGCCGCCTACGACGCCGGCATTTTAACCAAGACCAGCGTGGGCTTTATTGTCAAAGAGCAGAACGGACCCGAAATCACCAAAGCCGAACTTTTGGAATTCTCCTTCGTGCCGATCCCGGCCAACCCGTACGTGGAAGACCAGCTGAAAGCCGCCGGCTGCGACCTGGCTGAATTCAAAGCCAAGGGCCTCGTGGTCGAAGCGACCAAGGAAGGCGAGCCGGTAGACAACTCGCAGCAGCCGCAGCAAGTGACCCCGGAACCGGAAAAACCGACGACCGAAACCCCAGCCCCGGCCGAAAACGAGGCTGTAAAGCCAAATTCTGAAGCCGAAAAAGCGCAAACAGGTGCCGAAAATGGGGAAAACGGGCAAAAGGCCAAAGCCGCAGCAGACGACATGCCGGCAGCCTGCGGCGCAATTATGACCGACATGCAGACCAAAGTAACGGATGCAATGACCGAAGCAGCCCTCGCTATACAGGAACTGGCAGCCGGCGAGGAAGGCGACGAAGAAGAAGGTAAGATCACAAACCCCACCGCGACCAAAGAAGGCCGCGTACTGAGCAGCAAGAACCGCGAGAGAGTGACCAAGGCTGTGGGCCTGCTAAAAGAAACAGCGACCGCGCTTCAGGACTTGCTCGATGAGAGCGAGCCTGGGGACGGTAAAGCACAGGGAGAGGATCAGCAGCTAAAAACTGCAGACCCTGCAGAACCAAAGGTCGAACCCAGCGCCGAGGGAGACGAAGTATTCAAGAGCCTGGACTCCTGGCTCGACGTACGCCGTGTCCTCCGGGTCGCTGACAAAGCGTTAAACAACGCGCTCAAAAACGCGAACCAGAAAATTAGAGAGCGCTCCGGCAATAAATAATACTTAAAAATTATTGACGTGGGTCCGGCTGCCGTCGACCGATAGGACGACGGCTGACCGGACCAATAAGGAACCAACCACATGAACGAAGAACAACTCAAAGCATTGCAGGCCAAACTCGAGACCGCCTTCGACACCGTCATGGAGCAAAAACTCAAGGACGTCGTCGGACCCATGGTCGCGAGCGAGACTAAGTCAATCGTGGAAAAGATGCGCCTTGACCGAGCATTGACCGGCAAGGACCGCTCCGGGTTAAGCGACGACCAGAAAATGGCCTTCGCTGAACACGTTAAGAGCGTGGCGATGGGCCAGAAGACTGTCACCGGCCAGGTACCGGACACCGCTGGAAACGGCGGCGCCTTGGTGCCGGTCGAGGTCGCCTCTGCCATTAGCCGCATCGCCGCTTCCGTCGGTCTGGTGATGAGCCAGGCTACGAAGTGGGACATGAGCAGCGCGTACGAATTGGACGTGCCGAATTACACCGGCGCCTTCTTAGAAGGAGCGTACAACGACTACGACACCGCCGCTACAATCACCACCCTGTCTGCCTTTGGCAAGACTCAGCTG